CTGGCCGAGGTCTTCCAGCTTCCGGGCGGTCACCTGCATCGCGGCCTGCACACGCGCGTTCCGCAGGATAACCGCACGTGACGGCCAGCGGCCGTCGGTCATGCCGGCTGTCAGGTCGGCGACCGCGGCCCGCCACTCGTCGGCGACCGCATCCCAGGCGACACCCCACGCACGCACCAGGTCGGCGACCGCAGCCTCGACCGCGGTGTCGATGTCGACCCGGATCGTGCGGGCGTGCCGCAGCGTCCTACGACTCGTCGCCATCCGGCTCGTCCTCGACAGGCTCGTCGTCGGGCTGATCCTCCAGTTCGCGGCGGACCTGATCCTCCGCGATGTCGAGCGGGATGAACCGGCCATCCTTCGTGGTGACCTGGTCCAGGATCTCGTCGGCGTCCTCCACCTCCAACGCCTTCAACAGCAGCCGCAGGATGACCAGCGGCGGCACCGTCTGCGTCTGCTGCGCCTCCGTGATCGCCTTCACCAGAGTTTCCACCGGGGTCGAGTCGAACGGCGGCCAGTCGACCACCACGGTCCGCTCATCACCGTCGGGCAGGGTGACGACCTCACGGTCCCCGTCGCGCGAGATGGAGCCGCGGAGCTTCCCGGCACGCACCTTCGAATCGATCACCCAGCCGACGATGTCCTGAATGACCCGAGCCCAGACCTTCCGCCTGACACCGAACTCCAACTCGGTCGGCTGATCCAGCGTTTCAGCCACAGCACGGGCACCGGTCACACCCGGGTCGGCGAGCAGCATCGTCACCGGCAGACCGAGGCCTGCGGCGACCATGCCGGCGAGCGGCCGGCCACTGTCGGCGTCGAACGTCGCACCCGTCTTCGAGATCGCTTCGATGCCGGTCGCCGGGTCCTCGACGGTGGTGCCGCCCACAACCTTCCGCTGCTCCGCTTCGAGGATCTTGCGGGCCACCTGCTGCGCCTTGTCGGGTCGTGCTTTCGCTCGCCACACGAACCGGGCCAGGGACAGCATCAGTCGATGCCACGCCTCCAGGAACGCCGTGTACGCCACCGCGGACGGCAAGGAAGCGAACACGTCACCCAAACCGCGGCCGCCCAGCTCGTTCACGAACAACTTCCGAACCGGCGAGTCCCACCGGATCTCGACACCACGCAGATCGGGCCGATCCAGCGCGGTGAGCGTGGCATCGTCCAGCTGCGGTAGCCGGACAGCGGGACGGTAGCCGAGCGCCGGGTACAGCGTCTTGTGCGGTTGCCTTCCGACCGTGTACTCGCGCAGATAGAACCAGTCGGTGTAGCGGTCCTCCGGATCGGTGATGATGCCCGTCATCTCCCTGGCGGGCAGGGGACGCACACGGACCCGGCCCGTTTGCTCCACGGTCGGCAGCGCCAGCCACACCTCGCCCGGGCCGCACAGTTCCCGCTCCCGCTGGATCTGCTCGTCAACAGCCCACAGCGGTGCGTTCGAGGGATCGTCCTGGAACTCGGTCAGCACCTGCTGAATGTCCTGACCAGTCGACGCCTCATCCCTGATCGTGACGGTCACACCGGAGCCCCAGATGTAGGCGCAGCGCAGGTTCACGCCACGCTTGATCAGCGGGTTCGCTGCGATCGCCAGATCGGCCTCGATGGCCTTCTCGACCCGCATGCGGTGCGGCAGCACGTTGCCTTCGACACCGGCGAGCGGCGCCCAGCCCTTCTCGTCGGCGACCAGCTGGCTGTTTAGCCGTCCGAACGCCTCATCCATGGCGACCAGCGCAGAGGCCAGGATCTGGTCCTCACGCGACTGCTTGCGGCTGTACAACGGCCATCGGGCCAAGACCGGTCACCCCCTACAGTGCGCTGAGCGACGTCAGCTCGTCGTCGTAGTCGTACTCGTCGGTGTCGTCGTCCTGCTGCTCGAGGAGCGGGATCAGGATCAGCCGCTTCAACGCCTGGGACATGGCGTCGACCTGGTCGTCATGGGAGCCGTTCGGGAACCCCGCACACTCCTCGATAAAGTCACCCACCCACGGCGCCAGGTCGGGGGAGGGCAGGTGCACGTTGCCGGCCTCCTGCAGCGGAGACACGGCACTCGCCCTGGCCAGCTTCGACTCCGTCGGCGTCTCCGGCACCAGCCCGGGCACCTTCCGGCGGAGACTGGCCAGCACCGCGGTGCCGTTCGCCTTGTCCTCCACGATCTTCAGCAGCGCGTCGGGCCACTTCGCGGCCAGCGCCTTCACCTGCCTGAGTGTTTCCGGGAAATCCCACCGTCCACGCACCTGATCCAGCAGGAACGAGTCGGCGCCGCGGCATCCCCACACCTGGCCGACCACATAGTCGGACGACTTCGTGTCCTTGAACGCCATGTCCCACGACGCGGCGACCATGTCGAACCCGGTCGTCACCCGGGACCCGTCCGGCCGCGCCAGCCACAAGGGCACGTCGTACTCGGCCCACTTGTCCCGTTTGAACACGCCACCCTCAGCGGGCGACGGACGGCCCTGATAGAGCGCGTTCCACACTCGGGAGCCTGCGGTGAGCTTCCGCTGCTCCCACTGCCGCCGGGTACGTCCACGCGCGGACAGCATGAACTCGCCCGGCTCCCGGCCCAGCGGATCCGTCTGGCCCTTGTTCGGATCCTGATCGGCCTGCGCCGGAATGTTCACGTAGACCCAGCCGGCGTGCGCGTCCTTCACCAGCAGCTGCCCGATCAGGTCTTCCTGATGCCATCGGGTGTGGATCACGACCACGCGCGTGTCGGCACCGAAACGTGCCGCGATGCCTTCGGTCCACCAGCCCCACGCCTCCTCGCGGATGACTTCGGACTGGGCCTCGCCCTCCTTGAACGGATCATCAATCACCACCAGGTCGGCTGGCCTGCCAGACACGCCGACACCGCGCCCTACCGAGAGCAGCCCGCCTTCGTGGCCGGCGAGGGACCATTCGTGCTTCGCACCGTTGTCTGCGGCGATGTCGAGCCCGATCCACGGGTTCCACTCGATCGCGTTGCGGACCAGACGACCCGACCGGTTGGCCAGTGACTGGTTGTACGAGCCGAGGACCACGCGCGCTTCAGGGTCGCGCTGCAGGTACCAGATGATGAAGTCCCGCACCGCCCGGGTGGTCTTGCCTTCCTGCGGTGGGATCGAGATCGCTAGACGCGACTCAGGTGTGTTGGCGACCCTGACGAGCTCCTGGTCGATCAGGTCCAGAGCCGGCGTCCGCACCGTCCGCGGATCCAGCACCGTCGCCAGATCACCGGGTGTCGCGAAGTCGGATGCGCCCGGTTCGAACTGGCGGGCGGCGGCCTCCACCCAGGAGAGAGACATCAGCGCCCCTCTCTACGCGGTGAGGGCCCGCAGCTCCTCGGGCACCACCGTGCCGACCAGGGCGGCCTGCTCATCCGACAGGTTCAGCCTGGTCAGGATCCGGCGAATCACCGCGGCGACGAGGATGCCCTGCTGCTCGGCCAGCTTCACCCGGCGTTCCTCGATACCAGCCCTGAGCGCGGCGGCGCACACCTTCACCAGCCGGTCCCGCTCCCCATTGAACAACTCCAGCCACACGTTCGGTTTCGCCTCGAACGTGTCCCCGCCGTCCTCCCCGCCGATCTTCGACTTCGTCAACCCGAACACCAGACTGTTGAAGCCGCCGTCGGCGATCTCCTCGACCCGAGCCTGATAGAAGGCGACCATGCCGGCGGCGCGCTGCACCTCATCCAGCAGCGCCTGCTCCGGGCTGATGTCGATCAACAGGCCCAGCGTCTCCGCCGCGAGCCTGGCTTCGGCGAGAGCGATGCGCCGCTGGGCGGCTTCCTGGACCTGCGGTGCGGCACCGCCGTGGAACCGGCAGACGGTGGCTCCCGGGACGGCCGGGTTCCTGCATTGGCCGCCCGCCTGGTTCCGGGCTGTGCAGCGCTGGTGCGGGCCGGAAGGGGTGCTCATGGGGTTGCCTCCCTCCCTGCAGTGCTCATGGGGTGTGGGGTGGTGCGCCCACCTTCGCGCGGCGGATACTGGGGTATGGCTGACGGCGAGTTGATTTCCCGGGACCAGCTTCTGCGGTTCTGGCAGGGGCTGGACGGGGAGACACAGCGAGCGTTGAAGCGCGCTGCCGAGGAGGGCGAGGAGGTGCCTCCGG